AAAAGTCGATCTGAAACTGCTCGGCGGCGCGATGCCATTACAGAACTAGCCAAACCTGTAGCAATTTCTTGAAATGGCTTTGCATTACTTGCCAAAGATTTTGTCTGATATCTTAAACCATCTTCTGCAGCTTGACCAAAAAGAACAGGAATCTTTTCATGTGCATTTGTTTGACGTTCACAATAAACAGAGACTTGTCCATTTACAATATAGAGTTTAAATACTTGAGGAGTATTAGCTGAAGGAATTCGAATATCAAAATCAGAAGGGATAAGACGAGCGTAAAGAGTATAAAAATCATACTCATTTTTATACTGAATCGGAACCATTGAACCATTACGCGAACGATCGATCTCAGCAACCCATGATGACCAATCAGTGACGTCGCCACTTGACACATCAACAAGGGCTTCTGGATTAAGCTCTGGAACATAATATGGTTCACATTCATCACCACCTTGTGATCCACCTTGGGAAGCAAACGCTTCTGCGTAATTGGCTATTTGTCCATTATCAAGACGATTGAGAAATTTCTTTAACCACATTCTAGAAACACGTTTCACAGTTCCAGCAAATTCACCGTCCTCAGCAACTTGTGGCGCTTCGACACGAAAATCAAAAAATGTGTTATATGGATCCCAACGATTTAATACATTACCTGACCAAACTAATTGCTTTGGAACACCTTCTTTACCGCCTTTAAATGCTGTATCAGTTTCAATTGCCGCAGTATAAATCTTACTCCAATCAACTTCCAATGCTGCATGATTATACTTAATACAATCATACAGAAATAAAATAAGTTGTCTAACCCAACCGGCGCGAATTGAATTTTCCTCAAACACAGATTGTAATTGTAGGGCTTCATTTTCAAACTTCTCAGAAGCTACAACTTCAAGAATTGGATACTGAGAACAAAATACTGCAACTTGATATGCCACAGCAGAAATAACTTGTGGCATAACAATTGGAATTTGGAGATTCTGTAACCTGGTTGGATCACCAAGTTTATTCATTACTCGAGCTCGAGCATTCTCCGTAGTCCAGTCATTCTCTCGGAGATATGCAAGATCAATATCTCTCATTCTAGAACGAATATTCCACGTACTTTGCAAAGATCGAAATGCTTGGGAATAAAACTCTTTAAGAGCGTTTTGGGACTTTTTTGATAGTTGGAGTGGTGTATTTGCAGCCATTATTTATCCCAAAAGGATACAGGCAGTGGGTTTCTAATGATTTCTTCAACACGCACTGCTAATGCACGTTGAGACATATTCATTGTAGATTCAGTAAATCTTGCTTCAGCTTCACCGGGCGTTCTTAAATAATGTCCGTAAGCTTCTTCTCGTTTTTTATTGATAACTTCTAACATGCCAGCAGCTTTTTTATCTCCTGCTTCACGTCTAACACGTAAAGATTCAACAAACTTATCATCATAATAACCTTTAGAAGCAAACGCTCTTTGTGACGTTCCATAACCAAAGTTCTCTGCATATTGAACTGCATGTTGAGTTTCATGAAGAACTCTAGATAGTGCCATATCTACAGAAACTTGAGGACCCAAAGTAATTGTTTTATCATGTGCTTTATGAGATGCTTCACTTACAGGTAACTTCATATCGGTAATAACTTTATAATCTTTTAATTCAGGGTATAATTTATAAAGTTCAGGATGATCAAGAATCTCACCAAGTGTTGTTTCTTTATTTAAAACTGTATGAATATTACCAGAAGGATCAATTGTTTTAGAAAGGAGTTTAGGATTAAGTCGCGCCGCTGAATCAGAAATTAAAGCTTTAGTCCCTTGATCATAAGGAGTTTTAAATACACCTGTACTTTGAAAAAATCTAACAGCCTCCTCTTCAGATTGTAATTTATCTACTTCAGTAAGAATCTTACTGGCAGATTTAGATGAAAATCCAGATTTTACAAGTACTGGAATTGCTCCTACAATTAGTGCTTTAGAAGCAGATCCTGGAGAGATCATAGAACCTACAGTTTCGAATCCTGATTTATCTTCTACCTCATTAGCACCAAAAAAGAGTTTTCGGAAATATGCAGAGCCATATGAAGGAGGCGCTGGCTCAGAATTTCTAGATGTTATTGTTTTTACAAGATGTGAAATATCTGCTGGCATGCCCAGAATATCTGCAGTATTACCTTTTACAAATCCTTTCATTGCGTCAAGAACTGCATTAGACTTTGGTTCAATTGACGTTGGACCAGGATCTTCAGGTCCATATTCTGTTGCCATTTAAAACCCCGCAATCTCTTCAGCACTGCGAAGTTTAATCGCAGCATGTTCTTGATTTTCAATGATCAATGAAGACTCAATGAAATCCTTATATTCAGCATAAACCTTTGGAGCATAGGCCAATAGATCAAGAATATTATCTACATTATTAAGTTGCAAAGGTTTATACTCACGAGCTTCTTGCCACACCAATGCTTGACAATCTGGATCTACAAATTGCTCCCCTGCTACAAGACTCTTAAACATATTAAGAATCCGTGTAGATTTCTTTAATTGTCCAGAATAGATATCTGCAATTTGAACACCTGCAATGCCACGTTGCAAACAAATATAATTAAACCAAAATAATAATGAGAACTGATATGCATTTGATTCAGCAACAATGAATGGGCATTTCCACTTAAATGCCATTCGTAATGCTTCTTCAATTGTATCTAATGGGCTCATCCGCGCCGATTTTACTTCCCTCATACATGGAGCTGGCATAAAATCAGCATTCTGATGCATCTCAAAATAACCAATTGCTACATTATCTGAATTCTGTTTATCATTTGATGGATCAATGATAATGAAACTACCAAGATGAATATCTTCTTTATGGTATGGAACTCCAGGAACTTTAGTTAGATCAAGCAAGAAATTCGTAGTTGCAGTTTCGTCATTTAAGACTTCGGCATAGAAAACTTCGGGTCGCCCAGCAGCCACATCTCGTTCATATTCTTTAAGTAATTGTCTAATTGGTTGTAATTCTTCCCATAAAGATGTACCATCTGCAAGAATCCCACCAGCAATAAATTTGTCCCAAGTTGGATTCGCTTTGATTCTTCTAAGTAAAGACCATTTAACTGGGTACATGTTTGCAATGTAAACAAATAGGCATCCATGGGGACTCTTCGCTTTCATTGCAGTTGAATATAACCAATCTTCTAATGCTTCACTAATTACTTCTGATTTTGCATCTTCTTTAGTTTGAATGTCATCAAAAATCATTACATCGGGACGTTCATTATCAAGTGTAATACCCCGAATATCAGAATTAGCACCAGCAGCCATGAGAATAATGGTTCTACCACGAAAACCAAATCGCTTAAGATCCTGCCGATCAATAGTTGCACCAAGTTTCCAATCTCCAAAAACACGTTTAATATTTTGTTCATCTAACATTCCCATAATGTCAGCAATAATATTTTTTGCTTTACCTTCAGTTCCACAAATAACAAGAATGAATTGTTTTTTCGTAAAGAGAACACAATAAAGCACAAAGATTTTAATCAACATTGTTTTACCAAACCCTCGCGGAAGTCCGATAGCAAGTTGACTAAAATCTCTGTGTTTTGTTACATTTGCAAGAAGCCAAGCCCATATTGATTTAAAAACTTGTGGAAATAAATATTTAAAAACAAGCGGCAATGCTAATGCAGCTAAGAAATCCAATGAATTCTTAGCTGCATCATGAACTTGTTGCGTCTCGAAATAAGTTTCTTGGTGTTCTGGTGGTTTTTCCACCAACTCAAGTTTTTCCTCAATCGATAGCATGTTTTGCCAACTCAAGTTTAATTCTTAACAGCACTGTCTCTGCCTTTTGTTTATTATTTACCGATAATTGCTGCTTCTTCAATTCTTGGAACTTCTTGAGCTCGGCCTCTTTCAAGGCTTTTTGCACTTTCAGAGAATAATCCATGAAGTTTACTCAATGCGTGGGGTTGGATTGTAGTTAATGGTTGATCACCAGCCTGTACAACTTGATTGTTAACATTCTTAGTGAAGTGTTGAACAATAAATGTTGGCATAATGATTGGTACAACAGGATTTTGTGCCGCGGTGTTATCAGGAGCTGAACTCCCTCGACGTTTTGCAGCATTTACTGTAGCATAAACCTTAGCAATTTCCATCGGCCGAAATAAAAGTGGAGCAGTTTCAGCCAATCTCTCTAACAAAAGCTTTTCTAAATTATCTGCAATATCATCCCTCTCATTATGCTTTGATAATGCAGCGAATTTTAATTCCGCTACCTGCTTAGAAATCTCTGGATCTGACGCCAGTTGAGAGATACGTGAAATCGTAAGTCCAACGGCCGATGCAACTTGTGCCGGCAAGAATCCTTGACCAAGCAAAGTTACAGCTTTATCTTCGGCGGCGGTTCGATTCATCTTAACTCCAATGTATGCCAATACTTCAGATACATGTTCCCATAATATCATATTATTTCTTCGACGCACTGGGGGACATCCAGCTCAATCTAATATTAGTTTTTAAAGATTGGAAAGTTAGTGAATTGGAAAAAGTTTAGTAAAATCTTAGAGTGCCTTGCCGTGTAACAAAAAGTAAGAAGTGTAAAAAAGTCTTACCCCCGGCCTGTTTCTGAATGCGAATCATTCTCATTGGTATGCACA